CGGGTCTCCTGCGGTGTCGATGTACGCTGACATTTTGATGGAAGCAGATTCGTACAACGCAACTGCATTTCCCGTGGTGATTCCGGGCGAAGGAATTTTGGCCGAAGATGGCATTTTTGTTGGCTTGGTCGCAAACGTAACAACTACTTTGTTCTATGGCTAAGACCGCAGCATGGCAACGCAAGGAAGGCAAGAGCCCCAAGGGCGGACTCAACGCCAAGGGGCGAGCCTCCTACAACAAGGCCAACCCCGGCAAGCCGGGACTCAAACCCCCGCAGCCAGAAGGCGGCTCACGCCGAGACTCTTTCTGTGCCCGTATGGAGGGCATGAAGAAGAAGCTGACCGGCGAAAAAGCCAAGAAAGACCCGAACAGCCGTATCAATAAAAGCCTCCGGGCTTGGAATTGTTAGGATTAAATCATGCCACTCTTTCGTCGCGTCACTGCCACCAATCGCCCCGCAGCAACACCCACACCCGTTACGCCAGCCAGGGGTTTTGGCATGGCTACTCGCCCTGCCCCTGCGCCAGTAGCTGCCCCCGCAGCACAACCCAATCTTTCGGGTGCAATCGGCCAGCTTAAAGCTGGGGATCAATTTGGCGCTCAAAACACGATGCGTCAGGCTGTTGGCCTTCCAACTATTGCACCGCCTCCCGCCAATGCAAACCCAAACCTGTCTGACGCCATTGGTCGGCTCAAGATGGGCGACCGCGCAAGCGCTCAAGCCATGATGCGCAAGATGGTTGGCCTGAAGAAAGGCGGCAAAGTCAGCGCCTCTAGCGCCTCCAAACGAGCCGACGGGATTGTCCAAAGGGGTAAAACTAAGGGCAGGATGATCTGAAATGGACGTGACGCTGTGGAACGCTGCGCTCTCCTTGGTCTCTGCCCTGATTTTGTTCTGGGTGAAGGTGTCCACGGACGAGATGAAGCGCATTCAGATTCTTCTCAACCGCACTCGGGAAGAGATTGCGAAAGAGTATGTCACCAAAGCAGAGGTGCATACCGACATCAATCGCGTCTTGGATCGGCTGGATCGGCTTGAGAAGAAGATTGATGACTTCATGAAGGAGCAGCGAAGTGCCCTCGGTTAGCAAGAAACAGCACAATTTGATGGCGATGGTGGCCAACAACCCCGCCGCTGCCAAGCGTGTAGGAATCCCAAAGTCTGTTGGTCAAGAGTTCATGAAGGCAGATAAGGGTAAGCGGTTTGGGTCAGGTAGCCGCGCAGACGCGCAGGCCATCAATAAGCCCAAGACCAATCAAGGCAAGCAAGAGTTTTTTTCAAAAGGTGGTGACACTATGGCTTCCAAAATGAACCCCGGTTTTATGGCAATGATGGCAAAGAAAAAAGGCGCACCTGCCAAGAAGATGGCCAACGGTGGCATCACTACCGCCAAAATGGGTGCTGTCCGTACCGCTGCCCCCAGCAAAGACGGTCTAGCCGCTAAGGGTAAGACCAAAGGCGCTCAAGTCAAGATGTCCGGCAGCAAACCTCTGGGTATGAAAAAGGGCGGCTACGCCTGCTGATAGGAGGCCGTTATGGCTAGAAAACGTACCAATCGTCAGTTAGGCGCTCTTGCCGCACTGGGGGCGCTGGGCTACTCAATGTTTGGCCCGGATGCTCGCCGCCGTAAAGACGGCAGTCTGGCCCCTGTGGAATACCGTGGGACTGACCGCGCCCCTGAAACGGGTCGTGCCCCCGTAGAGGACCGTGTACCCCCTGCCTCTGCCGCCGCTCCCGTCGCCGCTGCCGCTCCTGCCGCCTCTTTTGCTGATGGCGATGCTGACATTGGCATGGGGATTAACGAATACGGGGATGTCTACTACCCCTACGGTGCTGTCCCTGCCGCCGCTGCTCGTCCTCCTGCTGGTGCTGGTGCTCGTCCTCCTGCTGGTGCTGGTGCCGCTGCTCGTCCTCCTGCTGGTGCTGGTGCTGGTGCTGGTGCTGGTGTCGCCGCCGCTGCTCGCGCTATGGGCATGGGTGACCCAGGGTACACGCAGGCAGATATGGATGCATACAGAGCGCGTACTGCTAAAGCTGCCCGTGTTGATCCCACCACCCTAGAGGGGTATGGTGTAAACGAAGTTGGTCGCGGTATGGCACCCGCCGCCCGTCGTGCTCCCATAAATGATCGAGAAAATGTTTTTGATCCAAGAGCGGCTGGGCCTTTGACAAGGGAGGAAGCGATTGCTTCTATTCCCGGTCAGTCGGCTCGGGCACCTCAAGACGGTGTGCGGGTTTCTGGTAACAATTTTACGCGCAACGTAGGCAACATCCTGAACGCTCCCGTCCCTGGAGTTATGCCGTTTGGCAGGATGATTGGCCGTGGTGCTACTACTGGTCGCGCTGCAACCACCGGGCGTGAAGTTGGGTTCCTCAATGAGACTCCTGTCACGTATCTTGGTACGTCATCGCGTGCGACTCGGAGCGGCCCAACCGCTGCGATTGAAGGTGGGTCTGCTGCCCGCGCTGCATTGAATGCCCCGCAATCTCAATTGAATGCCCCGGCACGCCGCTTGGGCGCTCCAACCCAACGGTTGGGCGGGCCGTCTGCTACGAGCCTAAAAGAGGCAGAACGCGCTGCCCGCGCAGAAAGACTGCGTGAGCAGGTCCTTAAAGAGAACGCGGCAGCGTATGGCCTCAATCCAAATGCCCCCGGCTATGAAGCCGCCATGCGGGCGCTACGTAAAAACCTTGGTGGTGATGATTTCACTCTGAAGAAAAAGGGTGGCGCAGTCAAAGCCAAGAAGATGGCCTCTGGGGGTATGTCTTCTGCGTCCAAGCGTGGTGATGGTATTGCCACCAAAGGCAAGACCAAGTGCAAAATGTACTGAGGTGATACTGTGGCCACAAGTCCTAAGAAAATGACCGCTGGTGAAGCAGAGATGCTGCAAGAAGCCAAAGACAAAAAAGCCGCTCCAAAGTTGGAGAGGGCGTTCAATCAGTCTTTGACAAGCACCGCACCCGCACCCGTTGAAAAGCCCAAACCCGCCCCGGCCAAAGCTCCGTCTGTGGGTGAAGCAGAGATGCTTCAGGAAGCCAAAGACAGGAAGATGGCCCCTAAGCTGGAGCGGGCGTATAACCAGTCGCTTACCAGCACAGAGGAAAAGAAAGCCAAGGGTGGCATGACTCGCGCCAAGCGGTACGACGATGGCGGAGTTGTGTCGGCCTCCACGTACCCGTTTCAATCGGCTGGCGGTGCTCCTGCTGGGTCCACGACCACTGTTAATGTCAACGGCGCCCCAGCAGCCACCACAGCCCCGGCAGATTCAATGTTTGCTGCCCCCGTGCAGGCCATGAAAAAAGGTGGCTCTGTCAAAGGGTGGGGTATGGCTCGCGGTGCCCGAAAGGCCAAGGTGTACTGAGATGATGGCCAGCCGTGGGATGGGGGCCATCAACCCCTCCAAGATGCCCGGAGCCAAACGCAAGGCTCGTCGGGATAACACGGACTTTGATCAGTACGCCGAGGGGGGCAAGACCAAATCCAAGGTCAATCAGGCTGGCGTCTACACCAAGCCGGGTATGCGCAAGTCGCTGTTTGAGTCGATCAAGTCCCGTGCGGTGCAAGGCACAGGCGCAGGCCAATGGTCGGCCCGCAAGGCGCAGCTTCTGGCCAAGCAGTACAAGGCGAAAGGCGGTGGTTATCATGGCTAAAGGCAAAGGCAAAAAAGCGCGAAATCTTCTTACTGGTTTGAGCGCGGCGTATGTTGCCAATGAGTTTGCAAACCCAACAGTTATAGATTTGGGACCTCCACTCAAAAGAGACGAAGAAACAAAACCGGCATCAGTTGTTGTACCTGCTGAGGTAAAGAATAGAAACAAAGACATTGCAGCAGATGAATTTATGGCTGGAAGCCGGTCATATGGGCAAGGCCCAGCTAACGCTTACAAGCGTCTTCAAGAAGCTTCCGCATCCGGCGCATATGCCTCTCCAGTTCTTAACCGTGGGGAAAGCGGAAATCGCATCCCTGCTGGTGATTTAGGGCAATTTTTAAAAAAGGGCGGCGCTGTGTCCGCCTCCAAACGTGCTGATGGCTGCTGCCAACGCGGCAAGACGCGCGGCAGGATGGTATGAAAGACCCGCAGCAATCGCTCAAGGACTGGGGTGCCCAGAAGTGGCGCACCAAGTCTGGCAAACCGTCAAGCAAGACGGGGGAGCGATATTTGCCTGAGAACGCCATTAAGGCGCTCAGCTCTGCCGAGTATGCCGCGACGACCCGCGCCAAACGGGCAGGTAAGAAGGCCGGAAAGCAGTTTGTGAAGCAACCGCCCAAGGTGGCGGCTAAGACGGCAAGGTACAGATAATGGCAAACACTTCTGGCGCATCTGCATTCAACCTTGACCTGACTGAACTGGTCGAGGAGGCGTATGAGCGGGCGGGCTCAGAGATGCGTACGGGCTATGACCTGCGCACCGCTCGTCGGTCGCTCAACATCATGTTTGCCGACTGGGCCAACCGTGGCATCAACATGTGGACGATTGAGTCGGGGACTATCCCACTTGTCCAAGGCCAGAACACCTATGCACTGCCAGATGACACAGTTGACCTGCTGGAGCATGTCATTCGCACTGGCGGGAATGTGGCATCCACGCAAGCCGATCTGACCATCACGCGGATTAGTGTTTCTACCTACGCCACCATCCCCAACAAGATTCAGCAGGCTCGCCCGATTCAGGTTTGGGTGCAGCGTTTCAACGGCCAGAACTCGCCCACCGGCTTGCAACTGTCTGGCGGCATCTCTGCTACGGCGACTCAAATCACACTCAACTCGGTCATTGGCCTACCCACCACTGGGTTTGTCAAAATCGACAGTGAGATCATCAACTACGGGTACATCTCCGGCAACACCCTGTACAACTGCTTCCGTGGGCAGCAAGACACAAATGCTGCACTGCACAATAGCGGTACCACTGTGTATTGGGCGCAAGTACCCGCCATCACGGTTTGGCCCACCCCCGACGGTGCGCAGACTTATCAGTTTGTGTACTGGAGATTGCGCCGTACCCAAGACGCTGGGGGTGGCGTCAATGTGATGGACATTCCGTTCCGGTTTATCCCCTGCATGGTTGCGGGCCTGTCGTACTACTTGGGCATGAAAATTCCCGGTGCGGCAGAACGTTTGGATGTGCTGAAGCAGCAGTACGATGAGGCTTGGCAGCTTGCGGCTGATGAAGACCGTGAGAAGGCCGCAATCCGCTTTGTACCCCGTCAGCAATTCATTGGGGGTACGTTCTAGTGGGCAATAGGTTTGCTTCCGGCAAGAACGCGATTGCCCAGTGTGATCGCTGTGATCAGCGCTTTAAGCTCACTGTGCTTAGGCGCGAAGTCATTAAGACCAAGAACTATGAGTTGTTGGTCTGCCCGGAGTGCTGGGACCCGGATCAGCCTCAGCTTCAGTTGGGCATGTATCCTGTAGATGACCCACAGGGTTTGCGCAATCCACGGCCAGACCGCAGCTATGTTACGTCTGGAACCTCTGGGCTCCAGATCATTGAAAACGATAGTCCAAACCCGCTGGCTCAAGGCACGCTTGAGCAAGGTAGCAGGATTATTCAGTGGGGTTGGGCCCCTGTCGGGGGCGCCAGCTTAAATGATTACGGGCTCACGCCGAACAATTTGGTTTTGACCGTGAATCTTGGTACAGTCACAGTTGCAACGACATAAGGAGTCGATCATGGATGCAAAGAAAGCCGTTCACAAGCATGAGAAAGCCATGCACCCCGGCAAGCCCCTGACCAAAATGCGAGCCGGCGGCAAGACCAACAGCGACATGCTCAAGTATGGGCGCAATATGGCCAAGGTCATGAACCAGCGCAGCCCCGGCCGCAAAGGAGGCTGAAATGGCTGAGTACAAAGTTCCCAAGAAAGTCGCATCGGTTGTGGTGGGTGAAGAGTCTGCCAAAGAGACTATGCGCAAAGCCAACGTGTCTGTGGCCAACATCCGCAGCCAGGACTACCCGCCGATGAAAACCAGCGGTATCAAAATCCGTGGCACGGGCTGCGCCACCAAGGGCGTCATGGCTAGGGGTCCGATGGCATGAACTACGCCGCGTTGTCTGCTGCGATCCAGGATTACACCCAGAACTACGAAACGGAGTTCGTGGCGAATATCCCTGTCTTCGTCAAACAGGCGGAGCAGCGCATCTACAACACGGTTCAGTTCCCGTCCCTGCGCAAGAACGTGACGGGAAATGTCACGCCCAACAACAAGTACCTGTCGTGCCCGATTGATTTTCTGTCGGTCTACTCGATGGCTGTGGTTGATACCACGGGCGCGTACGAGTACCTGCTCAACAAGGATGTCAACTTCATCCGGCAGGCATACCCGACCCCGACAGACACCGGGATGCCAAAGTACTACGCCCTGTTTGGCCCGACGTTTAGCGCCAGCACGGAGTTGTCTTTCATCCTGGGTCCGACCCCGAACATCAACTATCAGGTTGAGTTGCACTACTTCTTTTACCCAGAGTCGATTGTCACGACAAACACGACATGGCTGGGCGACAACTTTGATACGGTGCTGCTCTACGGCTCTCTGGTGGAGGCGTACACGTTCATGAAGGGTGAGACCGACATGATGGCCCTGTACGATGGAAAGTACAAAGAGGCACTCATGCAAGCCCGCCGTCTTGGTGATGGATTGGAGCGCAGCGATGCGTACCGCAGTGGGCAGACGCGCATCTCCCCGCTGCCGCAGAATAACGGGGTTCAGTGATGAAACTCTGTACATTTTGCAACACAACGCAGCCCCTGGAAAATTTCCACAAAGGAAAGGCGTACAAAGACGGACATCGCACATGGTGTAAAGGGTGCATGGCAGCGTACAAAAAACAATATAGCGCAAGCAACAGAGATAAAATTTTGGCAAAACAACGCGTCTACGATTCCGTAAAAAACGAAGAGCGTCGTGAATATTTTGCCCAGCGATATATTGCCAAAAAGCAGCACATTGACGCCGCGAACAAAGAGTACAGACGGTTGTATCCGCACAAACATGCAGCCAAAGAAACGCAGCGGAAAGTGGCAAAAATGCACCGCACGCCATCATGGTTAGCTGATGACGACCATTGGATCATGGAGCAAGCCTATGAGCTTGCAGCTTTGCGGACAAAGATGTTGGGAATTTCGTTTGAGGTAGACCACGTCATTCCGTTGCAGGGCAAACTTGTTTCGGGTCTACATGTTCCTGAAAACCTGCAAGTAATACCGGCGCGAGCAAACCGTCAAAAATGCAACCGTTTTGAGGTGGCATCTTGAGTTTTACTGGCAATTTTTCCTGCAACACGCTGCGGTCAGGGCTGGTCAACGGCACGATCAACTTTGCCACCGACACGTTCTATCTGGCGCTGTACACAAACGCAGCCACGCTGGATGAGACCACCACCGCCTACACCACGGCAGGTGAGGCGACTGGCGGGAATTACGTTGCAGGCGGGCAGATCGTCACTGCCACCATTGCCAGTGAGGCAACACCCAACGGCAGCACCACGTACGTCAATTTCTCATCCCCCGCGTGGACGGGAAACATCACGGCTCGTGGAGCTTTGATCTACACCCCCGGCGACAATGGTGCGGTGTGTGTTTTGGATTTTGGGT